GGTCCGCATCGTGGTGCTGGGTTGCGGAGGCGGTGTCCTCGACTGTGGGGCTGCCGATGCGTATCTGCCGGTGGGGGCGCAGTCGGCTGCGGGGATGCTGGCCCGGCTGCATTTGTTGACCGCACGCAAGCGCGGGCCGAAGGCGGAGAAGAAGCCGGTCGCGAGCGTGGGCGCGGATGCCGTGAGGAGGGAAGCGTGAATGGCCGTTTCTGGTCTCCGGACGAGGTTGACCTGGTGATGGCGTGCTACGAGTTCACGCCCACCCGCGAACTCGCGGAACTGACGGGACGATCGATGTCGTCGATTTACCGGCTGGCGAACTTGCTGGACCTGCACAAGAGCCCGGAGTGTATCGCCGAGCAGGCGCGAGTGGAGATGCGCCGACCAGACCATGGCGGCCGGCGCTGTCAGTTTCAGAAGGGAATTGTGCCGCACAACAAAGGCAAGAAGATGCCGGCGGGCTGGGCTCCGGGACGGATGCGGGAGACTCAGTTCAAGAAAGGCGAGCGTTCAGGGAAGGCCGCGGAGCACTGGATGGCGATCGGCGCGAAGCGCAAGATCGAGGGCTATCTCTACATCAAGATTTCGGATATTCCGAATGTGCCGTACACGGTTAATTGGAAGCCGATGCATGTGCGGCTCTGGGAAGACAAGCGCGGTCCGGTGCCGGCTGGGCATGTCGTCGTGTTCAAAGACGGCAACAGAGATCGCGTCAAGATTTCGAACCTGCAACTCATTTCGCGCGCGGACCTGATGCGGCGGAATACCATCCACAATTTGCCCGAGCCGCTGAAGGAGCTTATTCGGCTGAACGGCGCAATCAAACGCACCATCACCATGAGGAGGAAGAAAGATGCCGAAGAACAAAATGAGCGACCTGCGCAATCACCTGTTCGAAACGCTCGAAAAGCTGAATGACGAGGACAAGCCGATGGAGATCGAGCGCGCGCTGGCCGTGAGCGCGGTGGCGCAGACGATCATCAACTCCGTCAAAGAAGAGGTGCGCTTTATGCAGGCTACGGGTGAGATCTGCGAGTCTGAGTTCTTCGATAGCCCGGAGGGGCGACTGGCGTCAGTTGAGAGCAATAAAGCGAGAAGGACACTCGGCCGCTAGCAGAGATTGTAGATGTGGACGCGGCGCGAATCGGCGAGGAAGCGGAGCAGCTCGGGCGGCCAGCCGGCGGCGGCGCTGGGTAGGTTGGCGAGGATCGCTTTAGCCATGTGATCGCAAACGAAACCGAGCTGGCCGGGTTTGTAGTTGTAGCCGGAGCGGATGCGTTTTTCCGGACATGCGCAAATGTACGTGTTGAGATCGACGGTCCAGGTGCGGTTACTCACTGCGGTAGTTGGAATCTTGTAAACCGCGTTGGGCAGCGGGAATTGCGGTAGTTCCGTCGAGTATGTCGGCTGCGCGTGGATGCTGGGTTGGTGGCCGGAGCTGAGCTGCTCGACGCCGATGACGCGATCGGCGCGGAGAGTTTTGAAGCGGCCCTGGTGCATGACGCCGAGATATGGCGTGCCGGAGACGTCGCCGAGCTTCAGCAGATCGATGATGCGGTCGCTTTGTTCGTTGTCGCGATCGATGTAGACGATGCGGTAGCTTTCGCGTGGATCGAGCACGCGCGTCCAGTTGACGGTGTCGCTGACGGACTTGCCCCAACCGGTGGCTGTGCGCGGCGCTGGACGTTTGCGGCGGAAGTTTGGAGAGTTCGGCATGGCCGCGATGTTGGCAGAATCGGGGCAAAGTGAGCAAAAGGGCTGACAGATGTGTAACTATTGTCTAAGCTATCAAGACTTTATGAGCGCACCGTCAAAATCCGGTGGCCGGGCCCCCGCACAACGGCGTCAACTGACGCGAGCGCGGAAGAGCTTTCGCTGCGATCTGCGGATTGAGACGTACTCGAAGCTGGAGGAGCTGAAGCGTATCGGGCACGATGGCAGGCCCGAAGCGTTGATCTCGGTGATTGAGCGGCTGGTGGAGTCCGCGGACGAGACGCCGAGTCTGCCGTGGGAGCAAATGGAGGTTTTACGCGGTCCCCGCGATCGCGTTGCCTGCCACAAGAAGTAAGTTTGTACGTGCATGGCTTAAATCGCCTGGAGATGTGGGATTCTGCAATGACCACCTATGTCCAGGCCATCTGTCCAGATCAGCGCACAAAGTACCGACCGCAGCCTCGTTCCGTCCGAGGGTGCGCGCAAAGGATTGACGGCGAATCCTGTGTTACTGCTCTGGCGCAGGTATATCGACAGCGCCGTAGCCGACGCCAAGTGTACAGCGTATGGCTTGCAGACTGACTCAGCCATCATGTCTCGATGGTGGCTGCAAGACCACAGACCAGCCGAAACCGATGCAATGAACTACGAGCGGTCGTTTGAGTGCGCGTGTAAGTGGCTGGACCTGGATGCGGCGACCGAGCGGGAACGGCTGCTCGCGGAGATCGATGCCGAGCTGGACGCCGCGCTGAAGCGGTATGTGAGATCGACGATCCAGTGGCGGCGAGCCGCTGTGCTGACGTGCGCAGGTGTCGCTGTATTGATCGATGGGCAACACCAGCTGCCGCTGGTTAGCCAGCTGGACTACGACCAGGTCGCCGGCGTCGAGCACGGCGATCCGCCGCCTCGGAAGAGCGGCAAGGGCTCGATGCCGCGGCTGCGCCAGACTGCCTGATGCGCCATCGCATTTGACGGCATGCCTATGCCTCACGCATAACTCACACGCCTCACCACGACGCGGCGAGAGGCCTGCGGAGGGGTCTCAGCAGCGCGGAGGGCGAAGGTACTCCCTGGACTTTGCGCGATGCGGGTAACGCGCCACCGCATCGGGAGGCTACTTAATTTTAAAAATGGGCATTTCCGTTTCCGATAGGGGATTTTGAGTGGCTAGCGAGGGTCAATACGAGGCGATGGACGCCGAGACTGTAGCCGGCTTGCTGGGCGTGTCTACGCGGCAAGTCAATAACTACATCAATATGAAGGGTTTACCGTCGCAGGGGTCGGGGAAGCGCCGTACCTTCGTGTGGGCCGAGGTGCGCGAGTGGTATGTGCAGTACCGCATGGACCTGGAAGCGGGTGACGGAAGTGACGGAAGTGAGGACGGCGATTCGGACGATGAGGGTTCCGAAAGCGGCGGAAATAAGAAGGAAGACATCCGCGCCTGGAACCTCCGCAAAACGCGGGCCGATGCAAACCTGAAGGAGCTCGACCTGAGCAAGAAGCGGGCCGAGGTTATAACGGTCGCGGACGCAAAAGTCCGTCTGGACCGAATGATGGGCAACCTGCGATCGAAGCTGCTGGCGATGCCACCGAAGCTGGCTAGCCGACTCGAAGGCGAGAAAGACCGCACAGGCCGCGAGTCGGCGCTGAAGGAAGAGATGGAAAACCTCTGCCGCGAAATCTCCACCGGGGCCGTGGTGGACCTCCCCGTCGACGCCGGCACGCTGGAGGAAGTCTCCGCATCGGCCGAGCGAACGTTTGCCGACGACATTCTGGAGCAATATGCTGCCCTCGAGTAGGGAAGGCCTCGCGGCGTTCGATCGCGTTCTCTACGATGCGTGCGCCCGGGTGCGGCCTCCGGAGAAGCTCGACCCGGCCGAGTGGGCGGACAAGTACGGGATGCTCTCTCCGGAGGGCTCGGCCGAGCCGGGAAAATGGTTTACCTCGAACGCCGAATATCAGCGCGAACCGCTCGCGGTCCTCGGCGATCGCAAATTCCAGACCGTGGTGCTGATGTGGTCGTCGCAGGTCGGCAAAACGCAAATCGGGCTCTTTGGTACGGCCTACTACTCCGAACACGATCCCTGCCCGATCCTCGCCATCCAGCCATCCGAGGACATGGCCAAAGTCCTGGCTAAAGATCGCATCGAGCCCATGATCCGGGACACGCCGGTCTTGCGCGCGATCTTCGGCCGCAACCAGGACACGATGCACAAAGTCATGCCGGGCGGCCATCTGACGATGGGCTGGGCCAGCTCGGCCGCGCAGCTCGCGATGCGGCCGATCCGCTTCGCCTGGACGGACGAAGAGGGCCGCTATGGGCCCAACATCGAAGGCGATGCCGTTGACCAGGTGCGAAAGCGCATGGCCACATTCAAGGGCAATCGCAAGCATCTGCGCACGTCGAGCCCCGCGCTCCGCCGCACCTGCCGCATCACCAAGGCGTTCGAGCAGTCCGATCGGCGCTACTACTTCGTTGCCTGTCCGCAGTGCGGCCACCTCCAGACGCTGCGCTGGGAGCAGATGAAGTGGGTCCGCGCCAGCCAGGAGACAGGGAACTACCAGCTCACCGACTGCTACTACGTCTGCGAATCCAGCGGCTGCGAGATCCGCGAGGAAGACAAGTACTCGATGATCCGCGAGGCCAAGTCGAAGGGCGGCGGCTGGATCGCAGAGAACCCGGGCGGCGGCGACGGCAAAACTGCCGGCTTCCACCTCAATGCGCTTTACAGCACGATCGGCTACACCTGGTCGGAGATCGTCAGCGACTTCCTCAAATGCGAGGGAATTCCCGACAAACTCCAGGTCTTCACCAACACCGTGCTCGCGCTGCCCTGGGACGAGCAGGCCGAAGGCGCGGATCTCGGCGCGGTGCAGAAGCATGCAGAAGAGTATCGGACCCAGGCGCCGACGTGGGTGGTGATGGTGACGTGCGGCGCCGATGTCCAGAAGGACCGCATCGAGGGCACGAAGTGGGGTTGGGGTCTGGAGGAGCAGTCGGGCGTCATCGAGCACCGCATCTTTTACGGCGATCCGCGCAAGCGGCCGGAGGTGTGGCAGGAGTTCGAGATCTGGCGGCGGCAGAAGGTCGAGCACGAAACCGGGCTCATGCTCCACGTCGCCTGCACGTTCGTCGACTCCGGAGACGGCAACTGCACCCAGGCCGTGTATGCCTACACAAAAAAGCATGAGCATCTCGGCGTTCGGGCGTGCAAGGGCAGCTCGCAGAACGGCGCGCCGCTGGTCAACGACGCCAAGCGCGTCGGCAAAATGCGGGCGCTGCTGGTCATCGTTGGAACGTCGACGGCGAAGGACACGATTTATTCGCGGCTCCAGATTGAAGACAAAACCCGCCCGGGTTACATACACTTTCCGAAGCATCCCGATTCGGGCTGCACTCCAGAGTTTTATAAGCATCTAACCGCGGAAGTCCTGGTCACGCGGCAGACCAAGGGCGGAGAGGTCTCGAAATGGGAAAATCCGAACAAACGCAACGAAGCCCTGGATTGCGCGGTGTACGCCTATGCGGCGAAGGAATTTACGCGCGCTCCGATGAAAGAGCTTTCGCGCCGGCTACAGGCCAGGGCCGCGAAGCTCGGGCCGATGGAGCGGCCGGGCGGTCTGGTGTACGAGCTGGCGAAGGTAGCCGTCGCTGTGCAGCCATTGCCATTGTCGGCGTCCTCGCCGGCATCACCCTCGCAGCCAGTCCGTAATTCGGCGAAAAAGCGCAGAAAAGTCTTTCATCGGCCCGGTTCTAGCTGGATTAATGGGAATTAGTTCGGTAAAATCGGCCATGCTGAAAACGCTCGATGTGACGTTCGCAATACACGGAGTCACCTGCGAGCTGTGTCAGCTGACAATTCATCCAGCTATTCCGAGCACTGACGACTTCATGCGAGAGCATGGAACCCATCCGCTTACGTTTGAAGTGACAGTCGCGGGCGTGGAGAACAGTCCATCATTCATGCTGTCCTTCAAAGCTGGCGGAACCCAGCCTCCTGATTTGACCGTTTCGCCGCCTGCCGGCTAACTACTCGGGGTGAGCACCGCCCCCGTTCCCCTGATCCCGAAGAAGAGTTTGCCCGCGGAGCTGCGCGCCGGCGACGCCCACTCGTGGGAAGTGCAGACGGAGCTGGCGGCGGGGACGATGCTCGGTTTCGTTCTCACCGGCGTCATTGCCAACGTCCCCACGCGCATCACCATCCCCGCCGTCGCCGTCGACGCAAACGGGCTGGCGACGTTCACTGTGCCGAGCGCGACCTCGGGAGCGTGGCTGCCCGGCCGGTATGAGTGGGTTTGCTTCGCGACCGACACCAGCAGCCAGCGCACCGAGATCGCCCAGGGCAAGATCCGCATCCTGCCCGACGTCGGCGGCGACGCGCCGGTCGATCCGCGCAGCTACAACCAGAAAGTCCTCGACTCGATCCGCCAGGTGATCGCCGGCAACGCGCTCGACGACGTGATGATATACAAGATCGGCGGTCGCGAGCTGACCAAGATCCCGCGCAAGGACCTGCTGCAACAGGAACTCATCTTTGAGGGCCGCGTCCGCCGCGAGCGCATCCGCCGCGGTGAGTTCGTCCGCACCAACACTGTCGGCATCAAGTTCGGAGGTCGCGGGTGATCGCCCTGATCCTTTTCATGCTTCTTGGCCGTAGATCTGGCGGAAGCTGCGTGATGACCTTGCGAACTATCCCAGGGGCTCGGAACCCGTTCGTTCATGGCAGGAGGTTGCGCTAATGCCGCTCCTCGAACGCCTCGGCAAAGCTACGATCGCATTCTCTCGCGCGTTGAGTCCGGCGCCGCGGAAGCGCACGCTCGGCGATCCGGAGACGTATCCGAACGGGATGCTGTCCGGCGGCGGTGGCGGCGGCTTTGCGGCGGCCAAGATCAACCGGCTGACGATGGACTTTATCGCGTCGTCGCGGTCGGCCGACCAGGACCTCTTCGGCGACAATCGATCGCTCCGCGCCCGGGCGCGCAAACTGGCGCTGGACAATCCGATGGTGCGCAAGTTCCTGGCCATGCTGGTCCAGAATGTGGTCGGGCCGAAGGGCATCCAGATGCGCGGCGCGATCGTGAATCAGAACGGCGCGCCGACAGCAGCCACGAAGCTCATCAACACGCGCATCGAGCAGGCCTGGGCGCAGTGGGGCCGGATGGGGAGCTGCACGGCGTGCGGGCGGTTCTCGTGGGTTGAGTTGCAGCAGATGGCGATCAAAAACTGCGGCCGCGAGGGCGAAAACCTCGCCAAGAAAGTCCTCGGACGCCAGTTCAACCCGTTCGCATTTGCGATCCAGCCGATCGATAACGACCAGCTCGACGACATGATGATGCAGACCAACGGCACCGGCGGCGAGATCCGCATGGGCGTCGAGGTCGACCAGTACCGCAAGCCGCTGGCGTACTGGCTGTGGAGCGGGCATCCGTTCGACATCCTGCCCGGCAACCGCGAGCGCAAGCGCATCCCGGCGTCGGAGATCGTCCACACCGCCGTTTGGGAGCGGCCGGCGCAGACCCGCGGCTATACCTGGCTGGCGGCGTCGATGCTGGCACTTAACCAATACGGCCGTTACGAAGAGGCCGTGATCGTGGCGGCGCGGGCGTCGGCTGCGAAGTTCGGCGTCATCCAGGAGACGGCTGCCGAGGGCTGGGACGGGGACGAGGACGAGG